CTCTTTCTGGTTTCTTTTCCTTATCTTCAACTTTACCGCCTGCAGGTTTCCTAGCAGGGTCCCTTGAACGTTCAACCCAAGTCCCTTCCGCGACCTTTTTCGCTTTGAAGGTTTCAAAATCAACTTTGGGGCCATTCGGACCACGGGGTTCACCGGGCTTAGGCTTAACTGGGGGTTTATCACCGACAATCACTCCGTTAACCACAACTGGGCTCTTAGGCTTGGCTTCAGTGGGTTCCTGTAACATCGGAGGTGTCAACATAGCTTGCAGGGAATTGACCTTCTCTAACCAGGTCATAAACCGCTTAAAATCACAGGTTGGCATCACTGAATCAATGTATTCCTTCATCCATTCAGCTGGTTCGTTACGATATTGGGTTTCAGAGGAAAATGATGTACACCAAGCTCGCATAGGGGCTGTTGCGGGGTTTGCTTCAAACTCACCGTTCAACAAAAAGCGAACTTTACGCACAAAATCGCCAAGAATCGGTGTGTTCTTATCAGTCAACCAATATGCGCGACATTTCTCCAATAACTTCATGATCGGGGTAACTCCATGACCTAACTGCACTGTGACATGCAACTTAGTGAGTTGGCGTGGGAGATCACAACATGTATTCACGTCGCCACACCAAACATCAGGTGAATAAACTCTTGCAAGAAATTTCACTCCAAGGCAATTTTTCTTGACCTTTTCTACGGTTAACACTTGACCAATCATTGACGCAGCTCTCATGTAATTTGAAGTCTTCACATCGGCTGTTAACCCATCATCGCCGCCATACATTCCTAGCTTCTTCCAAGCTTCAAGGGGTGTTAGGCATGTTCCATCGCGTTGATTTAGACGGAAAGCTAAGAAACTCACAAATGCGTTTACGACACCATTAAAACTTGAAGTTTCAGGTGATCCTGATAAACGTGCCTCTTCTGAGTCGTACGTGACGTTACTCATTGGGTCAGGAGTTTGCACAAAAGCTTTTAATCCGAATTGGGTACGGTGTAGTTTCAAAACTTCATCCAAATACTGGCGCCTAAAAGCTCGATTGAGTGTCATTGATTCCAACTCACGAACTAAATTCGAACAATGTCCATCGAATTTACTGAAGTCAGAATTTGCGACATCCTCAAGAGCAAGTCCGCACACTTCCGCAATACGCACAGCGATTTCTTGCGGAGTTTTACCAAAAGCATACCATTCCTGGTGTTTCAACACTTGTTCAGTGAACGCATAAATGAATAATGAGTAGGCAGCCTTATCATTTCCACAAATCTGTGAAATAAGGCGCATGGCTTTAAGGTCGCCATACGTTTCCTTCTTAACAAATGCCTGCACAACGCGTTTGAGATACTCACCTGGAAGGAGTGTCTCCAAAATGCGACGTTG